AGCATAATATAATTTGCCCTACGTGGCACAGTTCACATGTGTGAGGGTTCACCCTCAGTTCTCCCCCATGGATCGTCAAAGGGGAACAGCACCATGAGCACATGTTATGTGTATCGAGGCGGCCTTAAGCCTTATACCTTAGCTATTGCGCAAGTCTTCACACCGTCGAGGAACAATTCCCCCCCTGAGGAGGAGTAATTTCCCATCAGACCAAGTATGGACTCCCAAGCGCGTTCATTGCTGCGCATGACGTCAAATCTCTTCGACTCACCAAGCTGCACTGCAACGAGTGATGGAGTCATGTAGTATGTTGCCATGTCCATAAAGGCCATGTCGTCATCACTCATGAACAAGCTAGTTCCGGCGTACATAGTACGAACCGGCTTTTGCCAGACTGGCCGAGCCTGAATCGGCTGTAGTGAAGGTACCTTTCGGACAGAGAAGGAGCCACGGAGATGTTTAAAACTCTCCGCGATTCCCACATCCAAACGAGAAGGACCGCAAACGTGTCCAGTAGAGGTGACGGCGTATTTCTTCTCATAGGAGTCGACATCGCCATCGCCAAAACTTTCTTCAATAAGCGGCTTTAAACCAACACCACCCAACGTTTCAGGAATGTACCAGGGTACACGTGTAGATTTCAAAGTAGCACCGTTATGCATCAAGAACAACTCATGGACGGCTAAACGCATATCTTCAGGACAAGAGTCCATAAGAGCGTGGTGACGAGCCCCAAGCGATTTTGAAAACGGATTATCATAGTTAACGGACGCATCAACAACGTCTGACTTTCCCCCAGAACGATTAAGACCCATTACGAGTCCCATGTTAGGGTACTTTACTAAGTCAAATTTATCATCTTCGACAGAGTAAGACGTGGAGTTTATGTTCGCGTAGACTTCATGAGTGTACACTTTACCAACGGAGGGAACCAGTCCAGCCACAAGGGCAACTGATTCCCAGACATCGGAAAACTTGTCGCTAGCGCGAACAAGACCATCGTCACCGTTCACAACAGCTGGGATCTCCACAACAGAGACCCGAGTGCCTTCACTGATTTCGTAGGCGTGCCGAATGACACTCAAATTTACCACACACAATACTATGAATGAAACAATGGAACCCATGAGTTGGCCCCAGACCTGGGGGTCCCCCTCAATATCATGACCCGTTAGAGCTTTGTGAAATAGCTCACGGAGGTCAGATGGCATACCAACAGAATCACAAATTTCCTCAACAGCCACACCGGAAATCTCCGGATCGAGAAGGTCTGTCGCACTCTGGTAATCCAAAGAGTGAAACTTACCGACGACTCCCTTGAACACCTCATTGAGGAATTCAGGTGTAACTGTTTCACCGACAAGCTTGAAGGCCCGGAGCCTTCGCATCTGTCGGAGAAGAAACTTCTGTACTGGCTTAAGAGTGAAGTAAGTAAGGGGAGGTCCTTTCGATATGACCCTAACCTTAAGTGCCTCTGGGAGAGCCACAAGCTTTACGCTTGCGACCTCACTCATAGCTCTTTCGCGCGCATTGGCGTATACCTCACGGTATACACCTTCCACTTCAGCTCGAAAGCTGTCGCGGACCCTTAGACGCACGAATCTCTCATCACTTATCTCATCAAGATCCTCATCTATTTCAACGGCATCCCGATACAGCTTAACGGCTGCACTGGGGTGTACACGATTCATCACCATGCTCTCATCCATCAGTGTTCCAAAAGTGCCGAACTTCGAACGCGAGTCGACATAATTGGCTTTCACTG